GATATGGACAACAGGCACGATATGGTTCCATGACCGATGCCATAGATACCATTACGGCAGCAGCACAGTCTGGTAATACCAATACCATTCCATCGAAATTCGATCAGGAGTGGGTTAACAAGCAAATGAAAAATGATAATTTATCAACTCCTCAAAAGAATGAGTTAGAGAAAAGTTGGAATAAAGTGAAGTCGCAGAAGAAAGCCACAACTAGGGATATGACAACAGATCAACATGTTCGAGTTAAATCTCAACCAAAACAAAAAGATACTAAATCAACAAGGGCTATAAAAGATAAATTAGAGGGTGGTAAATCATTAAGCGTTCAAAGATATGAAACACGACCTGAAAGAAAATTTACACAAACTAAATATGGAAAAGCATATTAATGGGTTTAGACAAAGAAAAGTCAAAAGGAATACAAGCTAAAAGATTTTTAGAGGATGAGATTTTCACCAATGCGGTGAAAAGAATCCGTCAGGCGATTGACCTTGAATGGAAAAATTCGCCTATGCGTGATTCGGAAGCACGGGAGTGGCTTTATACACTCTCAAAGGCTTTAGATATGATTGTCAACGAGATTACTTCTGTTGCAGAAACAGGAAAATTGGCGAACAAGCAGTTATCTAAAGAGCACAAAGATACTTTGTATCATTAAGTATCATTAATTTTAATTAAAATTAAAGGAGAGAACAATGGCAGACACGCCTGCAAAGGAATCTGCATTGAATCAATTTCAAGCAGAAGAAGCTCTCGTCAACCTTTTGGATAATTCCAAAGCCACAGGGAACGAGGAGCAAGGATCACCACCCAAAGAAGAAACGAAAAGTGATGACCTACAGGAATTAAAACCTGACGATTTGGATTTAGTATCAGAGGACACCAATACTCACCAGGACGAGGAACTTTACAATGTCAAAGTCAATGGCAAGAACCATAAAGTTACCCTCGATGAACTGATGAAAGGTTACTCCAAAGATTCTGATTACCGACAAAAATCTGCGAGATTATCCGAAGATCGTAAATCCGTTGAGGATGAACGATTGAAGATAATGGATCAGATGAATGTGGCAAATCAAGAGAGAGAAAAATATGTTCACCGATTAAATGAACTTTCATCTCAAATGGTAGAGCCGAAAGTGGACGAGGCGGAATTGGATCGCATTTACAATGATGACCCAGCCGAGTATGTCCGCAGGCAAGCTCAAATATCAAAACAGAGGGACGCTCAAGCAAAAATTAAAACCGAGCTACAAACAGAAAAGCGTAAGAACGAAGAAGTCTATCAGCAAAAACTTCAAAATGTTCTCTTAAAGGAACAAGAATTATTAGCAGAGAAGGCACCCATATTTGGTGATCCCGTTAAAGGGGAAAAAACCAGAAGGGACTTAACGAATTTCTTGAGAAACAAAGGTTTTGGCGACCAAGAACTCAATAATCTTACCGACCACCGAACTGTACTGATGGCGTATGATGCCATGCGAATGGACCAATTACGCACAGCAAAGTTAGGGGGAAAGAAAGTGAAGAAGGTTCCCAAGGTTGCAAGTACGAGCCGATCTCATAGTGTAGATGAAGGGGAAATGACATCAGTGGACAAGGCCTTAAACCAACAACGCAAATTTAGTAACAGGGGTAATAACCAGGCGACTAAAGATGCGATGAAAGCATGGTTGGAGGCTTCAAAAAAATAAACATATAGGAGGAAAATCAAATGTCACAACCAGGTGGAACTTTTGATACTTATGATATGTCGGGAATCCGTGAGGATTTAGCGAATATCATCTACAACATCTCTCCTACTGAAACTCCATTTTTCTCGATGAGCGGTAAAGGCAAAGCCCATAATACTCAATTCAAATGGTTAACGGATTCACTTGCTGCTGCGGCAGATAACCTAAAAATTGAAGGTGATGATTATACGGGTGCGGCTTCAACCGCTACAACCGAGTTAAATAACTACACGCAAATCTCTGCAAAAAACTTTATCGTAACTGGTACGGATGATGCAGTAGATGCGGCAGGAAGAACTACGGAATTAGCGTATCTTCTTGCGAAAAATGCGAAGGAGTTAAAGAGAGATGTCGAATTTGCACTCACATCAACCAATTCAGCTAAAGCGGTAGGTTCATCTACCGTAGCTAGAAGAACTGGTGGAGTGATGACTTGGATCGCAACTAACCAAAGCGTTGGCACAGGCGGAGCAGCTCCCACAGGAGATGGTACCGATGCCAGAACTAATGGTACACAAAGAGCTTTCGCTGAATCACAATTAAAAGCAGTTATTAAATCGGCTTATGATTCTGGCGGAAACCCTGATGTTATCATGGTTGGTGCGTTCAACAAGCAACAACTTTCTACATTTACAGGCAACAGCACGGCAATTCGTGATGTTCCTGCTAAAACAGTAATAGCGGCAGTTGATGTCTATGTTTCAGATTTTGGAGAAATGTCAGTTGTTCCTAACAGGTTCATGTCGAATAGATCGGCATTTGTTCTGGATAGTGAATACTGGGGTTATAATTTCTTGAGAAATTTCCAAACTCACGAACTAGCAAAAACTGGTGATAATACTCACATGCTCTTATTAGTTGAAGGTGGTCTTGTATCACGCAACGAAGCAGCATCAGGTATTGTTGCAGACCTAACATCTTCTTAATTTTAGGTTAAGTTAAGGAAACCTAGGGGGCCTTTATAGGCCCCTTATTTATTGAAGGTCGAAAGATCAGAACGATAAAGGAAACAAACAATGAGAACATTAAACGATTATTTTATTATGGGTGGCAACATGACTGCCATTCAAACAGCAGACAACGAAAGCCCAGTATGCGTGATTCCTGATAGAGGAATACTCAAAGCAGTCTGGATAAACTGTCATACAGTTATTGATGCAACGACAACTTTCGACATTATGAAAAATGGTTCGGATACATCTGTTGATGCGACTTTAGCTGATGCAACAGCCGATGAAACAGGAGTGGAACTATCTCTTGGTGGATCTATACAATTAGAGGCTGGTGATGCACTCAACTTAAAAAGTAACGGTGAACAAACTGCCTCAACTACAGCAGATTTGAGTTACATCATTCGCAGATAAGGAAAATCATGGCAAGAGTATATTATTATAGACCGATTAAATATACTGTTCAGGACCATTCTGGAGCTGGTGTAATAACGACCGCCATAAGTGCGGAAATTAATGTTGTTAATATTTCAACAACTATTGATTGTTACTTCAAAGTAGAGGGAACCGCAGCAACCAAAAATGGCATGTTATTAAGTGCTGACGGCAATATAACAATTAAAGTCAGTCCATCGGATACCATTTCAGCGTATGCGACAGGAGCAGGACAAATATCAGTAACGGAGATGTCTGAATAGTGACTAAAAAATTACTTATTGAGAAGACAGGTATTACGGAAACCGTTCTACATAGTGATGAAGGTGAGGGTAAGATACACATAGAAACCACGCAAGATGTTCAACCTGTTTTAGAAGAAAACAAGATTAAGCATAACTTGGGAGAGTTTCACAATAAGAAAAAGGATTGGTATCACGCAGCAAGTATTCCATTGGTGGTTGTTCAACAACTGTCCAAGAAAGGAATCATGCACCCTCACGGAGCTATCAAGGACAAGAAACGATTTAAGAAATGGATGAATGATCCTGACAACAGGGCGTTTCGTATTTGGCAAGGAAATTTATAATGGCTTTAGATTCGTATTCAAACTTAAAAACAGCAGTAGCCAACTATCTAAACAGAACAGATTTAACGAGCTACCTCGATGATTTCATAGACTTAACAGAGGCAAGACACGCAAGAGAACTGCGTTTAAGACCGACCATCATCATTACCACAACCAATGCAACAGGGGGAAACAATAAGATTCCTCTGCCCAGCGATTATCTGCAATTTGTCTATATTCAACTCAATTCAGGAAATAAAAATTTTATTCAATATATGTCCCCTAATGAAATTAGCAGGATTTATAACGGCCAGGGAAATGCAGGTCCCATTTACTACACCATTCTTGGTGATAATATTATGTTGGGACCAACACCATCGGATAGCAGCGAAATAGAAATGTGCTACTACAAGAAAGTGCAGGGGTTAAGTTCAACCAATGCCACCAATGAAATTCTAAAAGATTACCCTGATTTATATTTATATGGATGCCTATTAGAGGCACAACCTTTCATCATGGCTGATGAGCGTTTGCCTGTATGGGCAGAGATGTACCAAACGGCCGTTCGTAATGCAGAGGACGGGGATGCGAAAGAGCAGCAC